TCAGTCGATTCGGATGTCAACTACGACCCACGTAAGTTCGCGGACGAAGTTGCAATCTATTTAGCCGATCCAGAAGGATGGGCACAACTACATACGTTTGTGGTTGGAAAGGGAAAGACCATTCGGTTATCATCTCCTGCTACAATCAAAAAAGCATGTGGATTGCCTGATACTTTATCATGTGCAACCTTAGGTGGGAATGAGATTTGGTTGAATGCAAATCGATGGATCCATGGTTCAGCACCATCCAAATTGCCGTTGGAACGTTATCGGCAATATATGGTCAGCCATGAAATGGGTCATTTGTTGGGTTACGATCACGTACAGTGCACCTCAGGTCCTGCTCCAGTCATGATGCAACAAACCTTGGGAATCGGAAAGTGTTCTCCGAATACTGTAGTCTATTTTAGTCAGTTACCTTCAAAATCATCACACCACTCACAATGAGTCCAATCGCAAGTACGTCGTGGAAATGAATACTTTCTTTGAAGAGCAAGATACCTACCGTGGTTGTAGCCATCACAGACATTCCAGACCACAATGCGTTGGTCATCGCCATTCCAGACGTATTCATCGTTAATCGAAGTAAGTATCCAACGGCTGCATAGAACAACACACCGACTGCAAAGAAGGCTGAGTTGTCGATACTACGCTTGAAACAACTCATGGCGAGTGTCTCTAATAATACGATTAAGAGCACATACCAATACACGCGTGGAATACCCATTTGTTAGTAAATCGACAGGATCTTTCGCATAAAAGGTAGTTCTCGTTCTCGATCTGTGAAAAACCGAACTCTGTAATGAAATCCTTCTTTGTATATATCTTCATCCGAACCAACATCGACTCGAGGAATTGGAGTCGTTGAAATCCCAAGGTATATACATGCAAATCCAATATCCACATCGTCAATCACTTTAGAGGCATAGGCAAGATGACGGTTCTGAAGAAGTGTTTGAACGACATCCCATGAAAACGTGATCCCTGCGCCTGAAATAAAGTTCCAAGGTTGATTATTACAAATAGCTCCACCGTATAATCCTGTACGCGGAGCCGTTTCCAGAAATCGCATGAGTTTCGGAAAGATCCAGACAGAGGATAAGTTAGTTCGAATCACGTAGTCATACTGTTTACGGCGAGTGAAGTACTCTAAGGCTCGAAAGGTCTTATCTAAAATACCAGGATAAGTCTCTCGTCCTCGTATAAACAATGTAGTCGAGGTAAGAAGAGGAGACAGTACGGATGGATTGAACTCTATGAAATAACACTCAATGTCTGGGTGTGATTTCATGTAGGTTTCCCAAATCGCTTTATGATGACGATACACAGGTTGAGTCTGGCTCGAAATCACCAGCATTAACACTTTCATTATTTATTGCATGCGAGTAGAAGCGTCGCGAAGAATGAGTTTGGTATCCATGGTGGCCGGTGAGAAGAAGTTATCTACGACCTTTCTGACAACTTTTTCATCGAAGGGTTTGCATGAAAAGACATCAAGATACATATCGTCGCTCTCCTCTACGAAATGAGCGCAAATGTTGGAGGTCTCGATCAATTGAACCAACGTATATCCTTTCTTATTACCGGTTCCAAACATCACAATCTCAGGTTTTCCATACGGAACCATGTCAATTTGATTGACAAGTGTAGAGGTGAAGACACCAATATGTTGTGCAGATCGAATTGAAGCAGGAATGCAGTTGCGTCCGTTCAAAATCAGATGGTATCCCCAATATGTCATATATTATTAGGACATTTAATTGCTGTAAGCCAGTCCGCCCATACCGCTCATAATACGGAAGATGTTGTAGTTGACGGCGTAAACTCGGAAATTGTAAGGATATGCTTTGCTTGGGTAGTTGCCTGCACCTCCAGAGGTGATGCTCTCATAGACCAGTGTAGCTGTGTCAATGCGAGAGAAGTTGCAAGAACCTGAAGGTTGGTGCTCCTCAGGGCTGATGGCAAAGGAGTACACGTTGATTGGGTTGAAGGAGGTTTGAGATTGGACGTTGTTCAAGGATCCAACCATAGAGGTGGATGCAACGGTTGCAAAAATACTAAGTTCGTATGTGCCATCACCTCCTGCTCCAGTTCCGTACCCTGTAATGTAGGTTCCAAGAGGGACGCCTGCACCAGTGATCAACATGTTGACCGCAATGGTTCCAGATGAAGAGGATACACTCAATGTATTTCCAGAAATCACACCTGTGAAGGCTGCTTGAGTTGCACCGCCATTTGTGAGACTTGCAGTTGTTGCAACCGCATTGTGGATGGGCCAGAATGCACCGCCTGAGTGGTGTTGGTAGGGTTGGACCTTCCAGAAATAATCACCATATCGCTCGTCAAATCGATCCTGTCCGTTGATTTGGATGCGTGCCTTGAAGACGATGTCATCGTAGGTGAAGGGTTGAGTGTATCCGATTGCAGCCGTGACCGCGGATCCGCAATCCGTCTTACGTGCATCTTGGAAGACCCAGATCAACTCCTTGACTGGATGGTTGAGGGTAAGATCAAGACGACCTGAAGCAGTGTTGATGGTTTGAGGGATTCCAGTCTGGAGCTGATCGATGAGATACTCATGGCTCTCTTGTGCGAACCTGCGTCGCTCCTCAACATCCAAATAAATATAATCCATGTACATCGCCATATCCTGGATGTCTGGAAGGTTTGCAGCAGCTTGAGAGATGCTTGTATACAATCCCTTGCTGACCAAATCAGTTGCGGCTCCCAATGTGATATTGAAGCGAACCTCGTGGTATTGGAGGGCGATCAAAGGTAATGCAAGACCTGGGTTACGGTTGAACCAGAACTGGAGAGGGATGTACAAGACGGCTGGGCGACCACCGCAGGATGTAGCGGTTGTATAGCTTCCATTGTATAATCCACCTACCATGGAGTCCAACTTGACGGAGGTATCAAAGTTTGCTGTCAAGCACTCCCACAAAAACAGCCATTCACCATAATGTGTATCAATGATCTGACCACCGATCTCTACCTCAATCTTCTTGAGAAGGAGGTATCCGATACGGCGTTGGTCGTCACCAGACCAAAGAACAGGATTGGTCTTTCCAGTATAGGTATCTGGAAGAACCACTTGGACATAGGTTTTCCAGATCAAATCGGCATTGCGGTTGACCACCGCCACGACACGTTGTCCATAGTTGGGGGCTCCGGTAAAGTTGACGCGGAAAGCTTCAATGGCAAAGTTCGTATGGCGCTTGTAGAGCACCTTCCAGAAGGTGATGTGAGGATTTCCTGTAATATATGCGTCCTGAGCACCATAAGCGACAAGTTGTAGAAGACCGCCTCCCATTTGTGTTTATACTCTCAGAGGATAAATTCTACTTCAACAGCGTCCGCGCACAGAGGGTATACATAAACAATGTATTCACCAGGGCGATGAGTAACGTAGGCGCTGAACGAAGGAGCATCGAGAAACCAGCTGCAGGACGTTTCGTCATGACATATACATCAACACCCACGACGAAGACAGACAATACGACGACGACCAAGAACATGATGTAGAAATATCCGCAAATCGTCTCGTTTGAAATTCCTTGAGTCAATTGAGTTTCGGTTTTGCTAGCGTCGGACATTTATCTATCGTAGAAGATAATGTATGGTGGCAAGTTTCTTGCGAATGGTGCAGATACCTGTGTCTATGATCCTCCGGTCAGCTGCGACCCTCCTACTCCAGGAATGAACGTCCAAAACAAAGTGTCACGGATTGTCTCGGTTACTTCTGGTGAACGCGAAAAGCAAGAACTGCTTAAGAAAGTGTTAAATGATATTCAACCTGTATTTCCACGGATTCGAGAGTTTGTGAATTTTGCAACAGATTCGTGCATACCCAAGTTCAAGCCTGAAGACGAACAACAATCCTGTAAAGTCAGAGGTCTTCAGAGTGGAGAACTCGTCAATCTCATCACGCCTAAACAAGGGAAGGACTTTTATCGATTGTTGGGCAATCCAGAGTTCAAGACCAAGTTTCCGATTGCCATGAAGCAACTTGTGATTGCAATGAGTTATCTGAATGAATATGGACTCATGCACACGGATTTACATGCCGGAAATATTGC